TTCCTGCTCCTCCACTTAACCCTTTTGTTGTAATACCACCTTGTATCAATGTATTTCCAATAAGATTGATTGATGAACTTTTAATAGTTGTAGTAGTAGATTCGATATCTACTGTTGGTGCAACTATTTTTGCACTTTGTCCTACATTTACAACTATTGTTTGCCCTACTTCAACATTTACACTTTCACCCACTTTTACATTTATAATATTTGGGTTTAAAACTTCTAAAGTAGAACTTTTTGTGTCATAAGAAAAAATTGCTCCATCTTCAAACTCTATTATTGCTTTATTTTCACTTGCACCATCTGGCTCTTTACAAGATTTATTAAATATAGATCTAAGAATAAATCCTTTATTTGCATCACCAAAAAGGCTTATTACTAAAACTTGCTCTTTTACTCTTATAGGAATAAATACTCTAAAAAAAGAGTTTGCTAAACTCAAAACTGGTAAGAAATCTGTTACTCTTTTATCCTCCCCAACATCATGCACAACTACTCTAGCAAGTGCTTTTCCATCTTGATTTTTTGTACCACTAACTTGGCCAATTTGAACAATGTTTTCTAATCTTCTTTTTAGTTCTACTAAATTTAACATCTAATTTTCTTTTTTATAATTTTTAATAAAATCTAAAGCTCTAGCTTGAGCTTCAAGTAGTAATCTTGTACCCATCCATGCACAAAAAGCACTAATAGCCAAACAAAGCCTTTGATTTTCCACAAAATAAAAACTTATCTCATAAGTTATAAATCCTATAAGCACAGAACTAACTCCACCAAATCCTATAAAAAGCAACTTATCTTTGAGACTCTCTTTTGTTTTATGTTCGGCTCTATTTATAAGACCAATGATTCCAGCAATAAAACTAATAATTGCTAATATAGAAGCAAAATTTAAATCATCTAGTTTCATCTTATAACTCCAGTACTCACTAACATTTCATAAGCAAATAATCCACAAACAACTAAAACAACTACACAAAGGAATTCATCATAAAGTTTAAACTCTGATTTTGTTTTTGTTTTTTTACTAGTTACTCTCATCATTAGCTCCTATACACTCTTTTAAAAGAGCTTCAGTTCTTAAAAAATAAAGCAATTTTTCTTTATGAGACTCAAAGCTTCCATTATTTGTTGGTTTTGTTGGCATTTTTGCATTACACTTAACTGGAACATACACATCTTTGTAAGATTTTTCTGTTTGTATCTTTGGAGCACATCCTGTAAATGCTAAAGCAAATAAAAATAAAAGTATTAAAACTTTACTCATTAAACAACTCCTTATATGCTTTTAAAAGAGACTCGCAGGTCGAATCTTTTATAAATACATTTTTAACTTTTTCTATACTTTTTGGCTCTATATATGTAACTTCAACTTTCATATCTTCTATTTTTTGATTTTGTTCATTTACTTTAGCTTCACATTTTTTTAACTCTTGCTCTGATTTAACAAGCTTTTCAAGAGTTGTTATTTTTTCATCTTTTAAAGTTTTAATTTCAGAACTTTGAGAAAAGCTAATTAAACTTAAAGCTGCTATTAAAAGTACAAATAAAACTGTTTTTAAATCGAAGAATTTTAAAAAGTCCATACACTCACCTTATATTTTTAATGAACCGAACTTTACATTCAAAGTACAAGTACTATAAAGAAATAGATTTTTTTAAACTACTTTTTTAAAGCATTTTTCTAAAAAATAAGGCTTTATAATCGTTGTTTTTGTCAATAAGATTTCACTTTAATTAAAATATATGAGGTGGAATATTTGCAAGATTATGAAGAAGAGTTAAAAAAGATACTTCAAAAAATCACTCCGAATGTAGATACATATTATGGTGAGTTTAGTTCACTAAGTGATATAAAAATAGATCATAATAAAATGCCTGCAATATTTGTTGATTTTTTAGGTGAAAATCCTATTAATAGTTATCAGCAAAAACTCACTTTTTCTTTATATCTTGTAGCTGCTAGTTTTAGTAAAAATGAAAAGACAAGAGATGATAAAAGATATAGTATTTACTCTTTAATTCAAGAAGTGAATAAAGCCTTACATTTAAAGCCTATATTAGAATCAGAACCAATCGTTTTAAAATCTTCAAAAAAAATACTAGATGCAAAAGCACAAAATGCATACCTTGTTATATTTCAAAAAAACATAGAATTTAATATAGAAACATCATTTTCGCAAGGAGAGAGTTTTGAGTAAATATATAGTTTGCAATCTTCCTATTAATCAAAAAAGCAATGAACTTAAAATAGCTGTTACAGGTGAATGGAAAGGGCATAGTAATGGAGCTTTTTCTCTAAGTTTAGAAGATTTACAACAGATAAAAACAAATTTTGATAATGCAAAAGTTGATGGAGTTATAGATTTAGACCATGCAACAGTTTACACAGGAACAGGTGAAGCTTATGGCTGGATAAAAGAACTATTTTTTAAAGGAGATGAACTATGGGCAAAGATTGAATGGTTAGAAACTGGTTTAGAGCTTATAAAAAGTAGAAAATATAAATATATCAGTCCTGTATTTTTACCAAATACAATAGAGCAAGTAACTGCTACAAATATTGGTTGGACATTACATAGTGCTGCTTTAACTAACCGACCTTTTATGGAAGAGCTAGGAGAGATTAAAGTTAATAACAAACAAAATCAAATTCAAAAAAAGGAGAAGTCAATGCTGACACCAGAAGAACAAAAAAAGATGGATGATTTGGAAGCTAAAATTAAAGAATTAGAAAACAAATTGAAAGAGAAAGATAATGACTTAGAAAAAGAGAAAGAAAAAAGTGTTGAAACTGAAGTTGATAATGCTATTGCATTAAACAAAGTAAGTGCTGCACAAAAAGAGTCACTTATTGCTTTAGGAAAAGCAAATCCAGATGAACTTAAAAAACTTTTATCAACAATGACTGCTATTACAGTTTCAAACAATGATATGTATATAAACAGTAATAACAATCCAAATAATCAAATTGATGTACTTAAATTAGGAGGAATTAAATAATGCCATATACAGGACAAAATGTAAGTGTTGTAACACTTAAAAAACAAAGTGATGTAGTAGTTAAAAAAATTTTATCAACAACTGGAATAGTTACTTTACCTGAAGATAAAGAAGCTTTAGAAGTTGGACAGGTATTAATAACTGTTGATGGTGGTGAAACTTTTGATGTAGTAGCTGATGATGGTGAACCAAATGCAATTCTTTGTGAATCAATAACACAAACTGGTGAAGCTGAAGTTTTACTAATTGGAGTTGTAAGAGAAAAATACTTAGATGGTTATAACAGCTCTCACAAAGAGTTTTTATTTGCTAACAGAATAATTTTAAAATAGGAGAAAAGATGAAATTTAAAGATGTAATAAAGTTATGGACTTTAACAACAATTTTAACTGCAATTGAACAAACAAAAGCAGTAAGTTCTAAAATATTTGATAAGTATTTTAAAGCAAATGCAAAGCCTGTTATGGGAAATACAGCAACACTAAAGATTAGAAAAGGTGCTGGAGTTGTACTTGAAACAATACTTCCTGGTGCAGAAAGATTGGTTAAAGATTTAAAAGATGTTTATGAAATCACTATCAAACTTCCAAGATTTGGTTTGCAAGATACTATCTTGCCACATGAGATAAATGAGTTTGAGTCACTAGAAGGTGAAGCAAAAGCTGAAGCTGTATCAAGAAAAATAGCAACAATTTTAAAAGAGCATAAAGATGACTACATGACAACTTTAGAGTTTATGTGTGTTGGTGCATTGTTTGGAAAAGTTGTAGATGGTTCTGGAAAAGTTCTATTTGAATTTAGAAGTACTGCAACTCCAATTGAGTTTAAAAACAAAGAGATTGATGTTGTTTTAAATGAAATTGATAATGCTTTAGTTGATGAGTTAGGAACTGAAGTACCTTACGATATTTTATGTTCAAATGACTTTTTTAACAAAGTTGTAACTAAAGCAAAAACAGCTGGAGAGTTTGACAACAAAACTGCATCTTACATAGATGAAGAGGGAACTAGAATTTTAGTTTTACATGGAAAAAGATTTGTTCCATATAGAGCTTCATATCCTGATGAAAATGGAAACAATAAAAAATTCTTAAAAGAGAACACAGCTATTGTTATTCCAAAATCTGAAAAAGTTTATGAAGTTGTTTATGGAAGAGCTGATCACACTGAAGCTGTAAAAGTTGCTCCAAAAATGTTCTTTGCTGCTACTCCACAAGAGTTAGAAAGAGGAAAAGGATATGCAATTGATACAGAAATGAAAGCAATACCATATTGTA